CTCCGTCTTATTTTATCAATATAGTAAGTTCACTAGATAATTTATCAATGTTGTTTAGACCAACTTTCCGTTTCTTTCCGATTCGAACAATGGTTGACCCGAAAGCGCGTAAGACCTCTTCCAGCTTTTTAAATTTCTTCTTTCTAGGATCGGTCATTCTGACGTAACCTGGCAAGATGGTAGAGACCGCATCTCGAATAGATCAAGAACTCGACTCATCGAAAGATAATATATTCCAATATATGGACTGTAGCGCATCTTCTGGCGAACTGGCACCTACTCAAATTCATAATTTCTTTAGTATATTTTTACTCACCTGTATTGTAGGATTATTTGAAAGAAAATAAGCGTACGGAATTCCAGGTTTGTTCTTAACACCTTTTAAAACAGTAGATTTATTAAAAAGGTAAAAGTATCAACTCAGGATCGTCTTTTTATCGACGAGCCCAAGGTCTAGTAAAGGGGTGAGGTAAAGATCTTTTTCTAATAAACGAAGATCATCCTCTTTTAAATTACTTCATACAGATTTATCAAAATCAAAACCTTGGTAACGATGCTCCACACGGGCGACTGCTCCACACGTTAAAATTAAGAAACCATCTCGCTTTTTCTTAGGGGGTAGAATCTTTAACAATTTGTGCAGCTTGGCCGCGGTAAAGTTATACCTTAATTTCAGATCTCTCAAAACAGTAGGAAGGAAACCAGGATAGATTCGAGCCTTGTTCAACAGTTCATAAGTAACTGGTCCTATCGCTTGCCCTCGGGCATTTATAGATTTAGCGAATTCTCAACAATCTTTTCCCACCAAAGTCTTGTGCCACGAAATTTCCATTCCTAGGTGGAAAGTCATAACATGTTGGTATTCCCTTGCTACAACCTCGTTCCATATTAAGACGTCATCGCCTCTAACCAGGTAGTCCTCAAAATGACGGAGCCCCTTCTTCATGGCAATGCTACGGATAATCATATGATGTGTCCAAGCTAATCCCGCATGAAAACAAGACAGGAACCCCATGGGTATTCCTGCGCGGTATTTAATCAAAGATGTTACCGTTTTAACATCTAACTTAGAACCGTCTCAATACTTAGTCTTAGTTATAGCTCGGAAAGACCTATTTACCATAACTTCCATTCACAACCTTGTTAATTCAGGTCCTAAGATGGGTTCGACCGCCTCGATTATAATTTGTTGAGGTAGTCTATCAGTAGCGTTCTTAAGATCAAACGACCAGACTTTTGTATCCCGATTTATTCGTGATCGGGCATACGCGAGTCCAGCCGCTTCATCAAAAGAAACGTCCTGAGGAATTCGTTTTAAGATCTTTGTGAAATGATTGAAGATTGGCTTCATTGCTGTTTGAGTGAAGACATCGGCGAGAGCGACGACACGAGTTTTACCCGCGCGGTCAGATAGGAATTCGATTTTACTAGCAATAACATCCGGAAGATTGTGAAGATATTTAGTTTTACATTCATTTATTTGTATCAAGAGTCTGGATACAAACGGGGTATTGACAAGGGAAGAAATACTTATCAAATTAGAGTATAGTTGGTCGTCATTGCAAACCGCAATGCCGTCTGATAATCACTTTAAGTACGCAGGTGAACCGTTAGGACCTCCAGTAGATGCTATAAACCAATCATTCTCTTTTGGTGGGGAAAATTTCTTAATCCTCATAGGCTGTAATAATTTATCCATTCCGAGAGAATAACCCTTGTAAGTCGAAGGGTTCGTAATAGACTCTATATTATAATTAATTTCGTCTTTTACACCATCGTAATCTTTCAAGAGAGACAAGAATAGACGGCGTGAGTTCTCAAAAGAACCCATTCTAAGAATATGGTCTAGACCACAAACAGGAGGTAACCCGCGAGCATTTAAGCGAATCGGGTATTTATATTTCATCTTCGTTTCTGATCCAGTCAAAGTTAAAACCCAAGCACTATATACATCTTTCCGCCAGGCCAACCACCGGGTTGTACCCCAGTTAAGTCTCCTCATGTTGGAAAGGACGGTGAAACATCGATATAACCTAGCTACCTTTCAGTATGGAAAATCAAAAATAGAGATTGTTGCGAGCAGATACCACTGGACCTGTAAAGATCCAACGTAATGTGACCGACCAACCACTCAGGAATGCACCGCATGGGCTGTATTCGGGGAGAGATGGGCCGATGTTCATCACGGTTTTTTATCAATAGTAGGGGATAACTTCCCCTTAGATCTTTTAGAAAATTGATGAAAAT